GGGGCACCGGTGAGCGTTGTAGCGGATGATTTGCAGGAGTGCGGTATCGATGTGGTGCCGTGGCAGTCTAGCGAGCTCTCTAAGGGCTGCTCTCTGTTCTATGACCTTGTAGCTGCTGGCGAGGTTAAGCATCGTTCCCAGCCTGTTTTGGACGCTGCCGCTAGCGTCGCCCGTGTGAAGCCGGTAGGTGATGCGTGGGTGTGGGACCGGAAGAACACTCCGGTTGATGTTGCCCCCCTGGTAGCGGCTAATGCTGCTGTGTGGCTGTTAGGTAGGCCTAAGCCTGAAGTTTTTATTTCTGCGTACGAAGATAGTGGAGTGGTGATGTGCTGATGGGCGTTCTGTCTTTTCTGGGTTTACGCCCGCCAAAAATCCCCTCGTTTGATGTTGTTGTCCAGCCTGTCCTTGATTTCGCGCAGGGCGAGGTTATGGGTATGTCTGTTGAGCGGTTCTGGAAAGAGCAACCGTATCTTCGGATGGTTGTCGGTTTCCTTTCCCGCTCTGTTGCTTCGGTATCTATCCACGTTTTGGAGCGTGCCGATGATGGTTCACGTATCCGGCTCCGCGATACTGAGCTGGCGCGGATGGTGAAAGAGCCGAACAGCGCCGAAACGATGTACGAGTTGATGAACGGGGCGGTAGCTGACCTTGCTCTCTACGACGAAGCGCTGCTAATTGTTCTTCCTACGGGTCGGGGCGCTGATGCACGCTGGGAGATGTACCGTGTCCCTCCGTCGTGGCTACAGTCAAAAGTGGTGTCGAAGGATAACCCGTTTAAGATCGATGCGTTTCTGATTCAGCGTCCGGGTATGGGGCAGCCTGTCGAGGTGAAGGCCGAGAACGCTGTTTACCTGCATGGCTGGAATCCTGCTAATCCGTTGACGGGGGATTCTCCTGTTAATGCGCTTCGGAAGATTCTGTGGGAGCAGATTCAGGCTAGCGTGTATAGAACCCAGATTTGGACGAATAATCCAAGGTTGAATGCTTATATTAGCCGTCCTGCTGGCGCTACATGGACGAATGAGCAGAAGGAGCGGTTCGCCGCATCGTTTAAGGGCGCCTACACGGGGAGGGGTGCTGAAGCTGGCGGTGTCCCTGTCCTTGAAGATGGGATGAAGCTGGAGAAGATGGGGTTCTCCAGTCATGAGGAAGAGTTCGTGGAGGCTTCAAAGCTGGCGTTACAGACTGTTGCGGCCGTCTACCATGTCAACCCCACGATGCTAGGTCAGAACGACGGTGCTAATTACTCTAATGTTCGCGAGTTTCGGCGGATGCTGTATGGGGATACGTTGGCGCCGATTCTGAAACAGATTGAGTCGAAACTCAATCAGGTTGTTGTTCCTCTCGTTGCCCCTGGCGGCGATGTGTATGTGGAGTTCAATCTTCAGGAGAAGTTGCGCGGTTCGTTTGAGGAGCAGGCGCGTGTTCTCCAGTCTGCTGTCGGTCGCCCGTTTATGACGGTTAACGAGGCTCGGTCTTTGCAGAACCTTCCGAATATCGATAACGGCGATGAACTATACATCCCATTGAACATGGGTACAGCTGATGATTTCGCACCTACAGATGAAGGAGTGAGTGATGCGGTCTAAATGCTGGCAAGCAAAGATTAAGCAGGCCGGTGTTGATGACCGGCTCGACGAAGGGGAGATTCTGGCGTACGCCTCTATCTTCGGCAATGTTGACTCGTATGGCGATGTTGTGGTGAAGGGTGCGTTTGAGCGCACTCTGGAGCAGTGGAAATCGTCGGGAGACTATATTCCCCTTCTGTGGGGGCATGATATGGATGACCCCATGTCTAACATCGGCTGGGTTACCGAGGCGAAGGAAGATGAGCGCGGACTTCTTGTTCGTGCTCGTTTTGATTTAGAGGATAATCCGAAAGCTCGCCAGGTGTACAAGCTGTGTAAGGGGCGCCGAGTCCGCGACCTGTCATTCGCGTTTAATGTTGTGGATTATGACCGCGACGGTGATGTGACCCAGCTTAAGGATCTGGAGCTGTACGAGGTGTCTATTGTCACGGTGGGGGCTAATCCGGAGACAGAGATTATTGCTGTGAAGAATCGTGCGGTTGCCGCTGTTAAGGCCGCCGGTGATCTTTCTGAACAGCGTCTACAAGACTTGCGCGAAGAGCTCATGGAGGCCGTCGAGGCTATCGATGGGTATCTTGCGCCGCCCGAGGTGCCGGGCGATACCCCGGACGGGGATGTACCAGACGACGAGAAGAGTGCCAATGTGGAGCGTCCGCCGCTAGAGGAAGATGATCCTGCTAGTAAGGCCAGCGCAAACACCCTCGTGCCTTCCGTTGGTCTCTATGCGGCATTGAGAATCGCCGCACTGAAGAACTGAAAGGAGTATCCGCATGGATATTAAAGAGATGTTCGAGGCCAAGCTAAAGGAGGCCTCCGAGCTGGAAGAAAAGGGCTTGAACTCTACCGAGGAGATCGAGGCCTTTAATACTGTTTGTGCTGAGGCTGAGGGCCTCAAGAAGGATATGGAGAAGCGCGCCAGCGGGCAGACTCTCCTGAAGGGACTAACTGTGCCTATGGAAAAGGAAGCTGCTGTTCAGGCTAAGAGCCTTGGCGAGTTCGCCGTGGATGCGGTGAAGGACCAGCTGGCAGAACTGAAGGATGGGCGCGTTCTGTACGCTCCCGAGTTTAAGGCCAATGAGATTTTGACGAGTGCCGAGTTGCAGCCGTTCGCTACACAGTATGATTCTCAGCTGGTTATCGGCAAGCGCGAACGCCCGGTTGTGGCTGATCTTCTGTCCGCCTCCACTATCGCTGGTGCTGCTATCAGCTACCTGGTAGAGGGTGCTAAGACCGGCGACTTCGGTTGGGTCGCTGAGGGTGCTGCTAAACCTCAGCTGGGTTTTGCTACCCCTAAGCCGGTTACCGAATCACTGGCCAAGCTGGCTGGCTGGATTAAGGTGTCTGAAGAGTTCCGCACCGATTACCCCGGCCTTATGGATGAGATTAATAACCGTCTGGTCTACGAGCTGATGGTTGCCGAAGAGAAAGATCTTCTCGCTGGTACCGGCGCTGCTGGCGGTATTAAGGGACTTCTGAACCGTGAGGGTGTGCAGACTCTCACCGCGACTAAGAAGGCCGAGAACGCTGATGTGGTCTACAAGGCTACTACCGCTATTTCTACTGCTACCGATCTTGTAGCTGACGGTATTGTGCTGAACCCTGCTGACTATGAGGCGTTCCGCTTGTCCAAGGACGCTAATAATCAGTACTACGGTGGTGGTTTCTTTACCGGTGCCTACGGTATTGACGGTGTTGTGTCTCAGCCTAACCTGTGGGGTCTTAAGACCATCATTACCCCGGCTATCGCTAAGGGTACTGCTCTGGTCGGTTCCTTCCGTATGGGCGGCACTGTGTACCGTAAGGGCGGCGTGTCCGTGGCGTTCGACACTGCCGGGGATGACTTCCTTCACAATATGATGACTGTTCGGGCTGAAGAACGTATTGCCCTTGCTGTCCGTGTCCCGCAGGCGTTCGCTAAGGTCACTCTTTCGGATGCGGCTGGTGCCTAATGATGAGAGAGTACACGGTGTGGATCGCTGGTTTACCCCATACGATGCAGTATGAGGAAGAGACAGCTAAGGCACTCGGGTTAGAGCTTGCTTCAGCTAAGGCGGCTCAGAAGCCACAGAACCGCGCCCGTACAGCACGTAATAAGGCGGTAAAGGGCAGTGGAGCCTAAAAACATTTCGCCGCGTCTCGCTAACGGTGGTGATGCCGCTGATGCGTGTATCGCTGCTGCACGCTCGTTCGTGGAACAGTATTGTGGATGGCATATCGCGCCGGTGCGTGAGGATACGGTTCTTCTTGACGGTAACGGCCTGAAGATTCTTCAGCTTCCTTCACTGCATGTTCTCAGTGTTGCCACTGTTGAGGTTGACGGAGATCTTCTTCCTGAAAACCAGTACACCTGGTCTGCGAAGGGGCTCCTTCGTCTCCGACATGGCGTGTGGCCGCGTGAGTTTCGCAGTGTAGAAGTACGGTTCACGCACGGTTTCGAGGACTGCCCCGCCATTGATTCTGTCGTGGCGACTCTGGCAGAGCGTGCTTTTATGACGCCTGCTGGTATTTCGTCTATGACGGTGGGCGGACGGTCGGAAAGCTATGGGCGTGGTGCTGGTGCCGGTATCGCGGCCACAGGGCAGGAATACTCTATTCTTGGCCCTTACCGGCTCCCACTGGAGGCCTAATGTTTTACGCAACTCACATTGAGATCATTAGGCCGGCTAAGAAAGACGCAGGCCGCTACGGATACGGCACTGGGACTGATGAATACTCCTACGATCCTGCTGAGGGTGCAGAAGTTATCCCGGTGCCGCATCCGGTGGAGCTGCAACCGACAACGAGTGTTGAGGCGGAGTCTAACGGTGCACGCGTGCTGAGCACTAGCGGGTATACGTTGTTCACTCAGCCTGGCGTGGATATTGATCTTCGCCCCCGCGACCGTGTGCGCGCTAACGGTCTGCTCTTGGATGTCGATGGCGAGGTTAGGCGTTGGCCTGGCCTTAATGGCGTGGACCACGTCGAGTGCCACCTGGAGGTGCACAGTGGGTAGACACGCTGTTATTGATGGTGACGAGCTGTTCCAGGAGGTTATGCAGCTCGACCAGGTACGCCGAGGTGTTGATCTTCAGGCGGCGAAGGTGGAGGAGAAGGCCATCCGCTATACCGCTGCCGCTGGAGGCACTGCCCACTTTTCGTCTGAGTCTTATACGCTTCCTAATGGCCGCTACGGGGTACGCATTACCTCTGATAGTGCGGAGGAAGAGTATGGGGCGGAGGACGCTAAGCGTATCCGTGCTCTGCGCCGGGCGGTGAGGGAGGTTAAGCGATGAAACACTACGATATGCTGGCTAGTCTCATCCAGTATTTGATCGAGAAACTACCGGGTGTGTGGATCGGTAATGGACTTCCTCCGGATGCTGATCTCGCTAAGCATCAGCCGTGCGTAGTGGTGGACGATCTGCCTTCCGCCCCGATGCGGGCGTGGCAGGGCGATGTGCTCTCTGCTGAGTTCAACGCCGATATTGAGGTTGTTGGGTTCAATAGGGCTTCCGCTTATGATCTCGCTGTTGAGGTGCAGAAGGTGCTGGATGCTGCTGTTGATGACCCGTCAGCACCGTTCATGTCTGCTAATTGTGGTTTCTTCTCTACTCGCCCGGATAAGAATCCTCGTGTGCGTTGCGTTGGGGCTGAGGCGAGCGTTATGTTCCGCTGATCCGCTTCTTTCGTAACTTTGTTCGAACAATCATTGCCGCCACTAGTTGGCGGTTTTTTCATGAAAGGAAATAGCCCAATGGCTGAAACTCCCTATCATCGCGTAGGCCTCAGTGCCGACGCTATCCGTATGGGTATCACTGGTGGTATCCGTATTCAGAACGATATGTCTAAGCCGATCGTTGATGGTTTCGCCGCCTACGATGACGCTATCCAGAAGCCCCTCGGCTACATCACCAAGGACGGTGTAGAGGTCGGTCGCGAGGAAGATAAGGCTGAGATTGAGGCATGGCAGGAACTTAACCCTGTCCGTGTCGAGATCACCAAGAGCCAGGTTACCGTGAAGGCTACCCTGCTCCAGTCTGACCTTCAGACCAACTCACTGTTCTACGGTGTCGACCCGTCGGCAATGACGACTAACGCCGATGGCTCTGTAACTATTACTGAGCAGGGGCACCCTGAGCTGAAGAACTGTGTTCTGTATCTCGATGTGGTCGACAAGGACAAGGCCCGCCGTATTGTGCTGGCTAATGCCCGTATCACTGAGCGTGGCTCTATGAAGTACACAACCGAGGATGCTGTGGTGTATGAGGTTACCTGGACTGCGTTCCCGGGTAAGGACGGCTGGTCGGTCAAGACGACCTTCAAGGAAGGTTGGAAGGCAGAAACTACAGCTACTCCTGGCGCTACCAGCTAGCACACATGATCGTGGATGGGGTGGGAGACTGGCAGGCTCTCTCACCCTTTCCACACCTTATCTTTGAGTCCTGCCACACCACCATTTCTGTACCTCTCACATAGGAGAAAGCACTATGCCTGCTATCAATCTTGATGCTCTTCTTGCCCAGAAGAAGGAAGCTAACGGCGGTGTCGCGCCCGATCGTGTGGCCTTCACTTTCGAGGGTGAAACGTTTACTTTTCTCGACCCCTCTCTTGCCGACGATAAGACCTTGAAGGCCTTTGAAAACATTGGCAGTAACCCTGTTGACATTGCGAAAACCTATATGGGGGCTGACGAGTACAAGCGGTTCTGCGACGCGGGGGGGCGGGCCGCCGCTCTTCGTGCTCTGCCCAACATGGACTTTTGGCGCCCTGCGGATGGTAACGAGGTGTCGGCTGCCTATAAGATTGCATTGGAAAGCCGCAAGACGCCTTCCGTGATTTCGCTCACGCGCCAGAACTTGCCGCAGCTTGAGGGTTCTTCGATCGAGAAGGCATCGCGTGGTGGTTACGTGCTGGTCGAGAACACTGATGCGGACATTACGCTTGTGTCGACGGGTTCGGAAGTGTCGATCTGCTGCGATGCTGTGGCTAAATTGGCTGAGCGCGGCATCAAGGCGCGTATTGTCTCTGTTCCGTGCTTCCGGGTGTTTGACCTGCAGCCGTATGATTACCGCATCTCGGTGCTGCCATCAGGCAACCCTATTATGTCGGTGGAAGCTTACAGCACATTTGGCTGGGGTGTGTACTCGCACGTACACCATGGCATCAACACTTTCGGTGTTTCGGCGCCGTACCAGAAGGCGTACGAAAAGTTCCAGCTTACCGACCACGATGTGGCTGACAAGGCCCAGAAGGTTGTCGAATATTACAAGAAGCTTGGACAAGTACCCTCGCCCATTGCCATCCAGGCTGCCTTGGAGCTGCAGCAGTAGGTATATTTCCCCCAACAGCCCACAATAATTGAATAGTCTTCTATTGGCGTTTACATGTGTCCTACGGCCTCAGCCACCGCGTCGTCGCGAGGGCTGAATGGTGGCGCTTTGAATGCCAGATTTTTCCGATGGCGGCGAATCGACGTCCTGGTCAGATGTGAAAGTTTCCATTGCCCGAATAGACTCGATCCGATGCATCTCACGTTCCGTCTGCGCCCGGATGGCTTCAGCATGATCAGACTCTCGCTCCGATTCTAGCTGGGCCCTTTCGGCTTCGTAGCGCATCTCCAATACCCGCGCATTGTGCTGCACAATCATTTGGCGTTCGCGATCTCGCACAAGTTCCTCAATAGTCGGCGGGTATTTTCTTGTGTGCCGCATCCAGGCATCCCACTGAATCGGTATGTCTTTGGGATTAAAGTCGCTCGGGTATGCAATGGCCTTGTTCCATTGTATCAATCGCCTCGTCCGCTTTGGATCGCCATGGAGCGAGGGCAGCTCATAGTATACATTTTTATTGAGATCGTATCCCACGATAAATCTTGCTCGACCGATCCGAAAGATGCGCGACAAGGTACGCCACACCTCGGACACCATCGCCTCGGGCAGCAACTTCCAACAGACTCACCTGCGGGGTCCATGTTGCTCCACAATGAATGTAGGTGTGTATGTTACATAGACTATGGCAATCCAGCGTCGTGCCATGTCGACCAGTCGTGGGTATGTATCTTGGCA